GCTGCCCGCATTGCGGAAAGTGTGGCGGGCTACTAAAGCAGCAGGGAGCCCATTATCACGCCACATACCCGGAATTGAATCAGGAGATCCGACGATTCCGGGTTAGTTGCAAGTTCTGCAACCAGCCATCCATTTTGCGAGAAGTTGGGCCAATCTCTCCAAAATAGTCAGAATCTGTTAGGTAACTCGGGCGAAAATCGCCTGAATTCTGCTTTTATGTTTGCATGAGCAATCCAGACTTTTCTGAGCGTAATCGCAAATTGGAATTCGCCAAGTCGATGGTGGATTCTCTGGAAACCCAGATCGCCTCCGGCGCTGGGATCGTCAGCGTCTCCGTTGACGGAACGAGCGTTGATTTTGACCGCTCGCAGGCGATGAAAGAGCTTCAGTATTGGCGGAAGGAAGTCACCCGCTATAGCCGCACCAGATCGCGGATGAGCAACTTTAATCTAGGAAACTCCCATGATTAAAGAAGCACGCAGTGCCGCGACAAACTGGCTTTCACGTTTTGGGCGGTACATCGCAGCCGAACCGAACCAGCAGCGTCGCGACCCAGGGACGAGGATCCAGTCTAGTGATGCGTTGCTAGATTCGCAGAAGCGACGCAGGGTTATCGAGGGTGCTCGGGAGCTTAACCGCAATTTCAGCGTAGCGGCTTGGGCGATCCGTAAACACCTAGACTATGTTTCGACGTTCACATTTCAGGCTAACACTGACGACCCAGTTTTCAATGAACGCCTTGAGGCGCTCATGAACTGGTACAACCGCCCCATCAATTGCGACATCGCTGGCCGTCACTCGCTGCGCCGCATGGTCCGCCTGGCCGAGATGCGTCGGGTGTTGGACGGTGATGTGTTTCTAGTCAAACTTCGTGATGGACGCCTACAGGCTATCGAGGGCGATCGCGTACGATCACCCGATAACCGCGTCGATCCAATGTACAACTGGGTCCACGGTATCAAAGTTGGTGCTGGCGGATCGATGAACCGCGTTGCAGTGTGGTCGCGTTCTTTGGATGGCCAATACACCTTTGAGCGGGACATCAGCGCGGGCAACGTCATTCAGCTTGCCTACTTCGATTCGTTCGATCAGGTGCGTGGAGTAAGCCCGCTTACATCCGCGATCGCATCATTCCAGGACAGCCTGGAAGTTACTGATTACGCTCGGGCTAAGGCGAAGATCACACAACTCTTCGCCCTCGCCATTACCCGCGAAATGGCAGACGATGACGCGGAGCTATATGGCGATGAATACAAAGTTGACCTTGGCCGTGGTCCCGTCAAGCTTGAGCTAGATCCAGGTGATAAGGCTGAGTTCCTTGAGTCACGCCACCCATCAACAGAGTTCCAGGCGTTCCTGACTCTTAGCCTGCAAGCTGCTCTAAAGAGTTTGGATATTCCCTGGTCGTTCTACGATGAAGCGTACACGAACTTCTTTGGTTCCCGCGCTGCTCTTATCCAGTATCAGCAGGCTTGCAAATCGAAGCGAGAAGATTTGAAAGAGATGCTCGACCGCATCACCGTTTGGAAGATCCAGCAGTGGATGGCGGCAGGGATTCTTTCGATGCCTGCGGGAGTACAGCAGATCGATCAAATCTATTGGGACTGGATCCCAGCCGGTGTGCCTTATTGGAATCCAGAGCAAGAAATCACAGGCGACCTGATGGCCGTCGAAGGCAAACTACGCACTCGCTCAGAGATCCGTCGGGAGAAGTACGGCGACGATTGGCGGGATGTGGTGCGCAAGCTTGCTGAGGAGCGGGACTACCTTACTCAATACGGCTTCGACGAATCGACCGAAGGGCTGGTTACTGTCCCTGTCATGGCTGAGCCTGACGTCCCGGAAGAGACCACCGAAAGCGAAGGAGAAGACAATGGGCAACAGCCGCCTAACGATGTTTCGTAGCCAGGCTACCAAAGCACCGGCAAGCGGTGTTGATGGCCGAACGATCAAGCGGGCCAAGGTGATCGAGGCAGGGAGTCTAAACGACTCTCGGCCAATCGTCGTTGATGCTGTCACGCTCCAGCAGGTCGCTGACATCGGCAACGGTGCAACCCGCGGAATCAAAGCACGCTGGACGCACCCGCACATGTCTAGCGATGGCCTCGGGACCACCGTTGCAAGGGCACGGAATTTCCGCGTTGAGGGAAACGCTGTCTACGCTGATTTCACCATGCTTTCGGCAAGTGATAACAGTCCTAAGGGTCAGCAGGGAGCGTACCTCCTGGAGCTCGCCCAAGAGGATTCCGAGACGTTTGGATTGTCGATCGTGGCTGACTTCTCTGATGAGATGCTAGCCGCTTTGGAATCCCTCAAGCCAGGCGAAAAAGCACCATTGAGAATCAAGGGGCTGAGGGCTGTTGACTTTGTTGATGAGCCAGCCGCGACCCGTGGTGGGCTCTTTGATCTATACGACAAGCGAGACTTGGCACCGGTTGTTAGCTCGCTGATTGAGACTCACTTTTCGGGTGTTCCGAAAAAGGAAGTAGTTGAAAGACTACTTGGTTTTCTGTCGCTTCACTACGGAGAAGAAGTTATGGCTGATGCAGCGGTGGACGCTGTCGAGACTCAGCAGCAGGAACAGGCCGCACCTGTGGCACCTGCACCCGCTGCGATGAGCCTTGAGGCTGCGCAACCTTACATGGTTGCGTTTGGTGATCGGGGGGCCAAGTGGTTCCTTGAAGGCAAGACGATGCAGGAATGCCTGTCGATCGTCAACGGCGAGATTGGCGAGGCTAATGCGAAGCTGCAATCCCAGGTGGATGAGCTAACCGCGAAGCTTGCAGCGATCGAGGGGAAGCTTGGCGAGGAGCAGCCACTGAGTGCCGCTCCTGCTGGCAAGGAGTTGACCGCAGCTCAGATCGAAGCAGCAGAGCGACGAGCGAAGCTTGCTAAGGCTGGTGCTGATGAGAAGGCGATTCGATGGGCTGGGGCGTTCGCTCCTCGCTCGAACTGATTTTTACCAACGCAACCAAAACGGAGACTTTGAATTATGGCTGATAGCTACCTGACGACGACCGATGTGGCGCATTTCAACAAAACCGACATGGACATCCTTGTTAGCGATGTCCTTGACGATGCACCATTCCTGAGCGTGCTCGCAGCGCGAACCGTGCTTGGCAACACGTTCAAGTACAGCAAGATCACCGCCAACCCAGCGGTTGGATTCCGTGATGTCAATGATGGGATCGAAAACAAGAAGGGCACCTACACCAGCGTGACGCTGGACCTCAAGGTGCTCGATGCTTCGTTCGCCGTTGACATCGCAGCCGCGACCGCTGATGAGCGTGGCCTGGAACACATGATGGGGATCGAGGCACTCGCCCACATGCGACAGGCGATGGCCGAGGTTGAGCAGCAGATTTTCTACGGCACCGGAAACGATGCTGGTGGGTTTGCTGGGTTTGCTGGCCAAGCTAACCTGAACGGCTTGAGCGATGCCCAGGTTGTCGGTGCTGGTGGAACGACTTCTGCCACTGGTTCTTCGGTGTACCTCGTTCGCACCGGCGATGCTGACTGCCAAGTCCTGTGGGGACAGCAGGGCGTCATTTCGATCGGTGAACGGCAGATCGTTGAGCGTGCCGGATCCACTACTGGTCGCTTCCCAGCTTACTACCACCCAATCGTTGGTTGGTGTGGCCTGAAGGTTGGATCGATCTACAGCGTTGTCCGCATCGCCAACCTGACTGCCGACTCCGGCAAGGGTCTGACCGACAGCCTGATTGCTCAGGCTTTGGAAAAGTTCCCTGCTTCCCGTGGTCCTAACTACATCGTGATGAACCGACGATCGCACCGTCAGTTGCAGTCCAGCCGGACAGCGACCAACCCGACTGGAGCACCTGCACCATTCCCATCTGAATCGTTCGGGGTTCCCATCGTTGTGACGGATCAGATCGGCAGCACCGAAACCCTGTTGACCTGATCCTAGTCCACTGAGGTAACGCAATGACAACAGCCCTGGAATCCGCAGTCATCGCCGCACATAAGGCCGCTCGCTCCATTCATGGAGTGTCGATCACCTATACCCGCGGCGCATCGTCTGTGACGATTTCCAGGGCTGTCCCTGGCCGGTCGGTTCATGATGTCACGCAGGATGGATCGGTGATCGAGCAGATCAAAAGCCGAGACTACATCCTGCTTGCATCGGAACTAAAGATCGGTGGCGTTGTGATAACCCCTCAGCGTGGCGATCAGATCACTGAAGGGGCCAAGATTTACAAGGTGCTTTCGGTCGGTGGTGAGGCTGCCTGGCGATACCAGGATCAGACGATGCAAACTTTGAGGATCCACACAAAGGAAACCTAATGCCCTTGCCAGTGGATCTAGTTGACGCTGTTGTCTCGCTCATCCAGGGCGGGACGTACAGCCAGACTGTGACGACCGCTAAGAAGCTAGTACCGATTTATGATCGGGATGTGCTTACTGGCTGGGATGTCACGGTACACAGTGCCGAACAATCCCGCGAACTACTTAGCCGTAGCAACCTTTGGACGAAGATTTACACCGTTGGTGTCGTTCTTCGTACTGATTGCAGCGGGACTGAAGCAGCGCAGGAGACTAAGACGGGACAATTTTTGACGCTCTGCCAGGAACTAATGGATCGCTTAGCGGCCAATAACCTGGCTGGGTTATACGTTCATGAGATCGAGCAATTGGAGCCATTCGACCCTAACCGGGTGGCCGAAGATGGCGTCCTACAGACAACCATTTCCATCCGCTATAAGGGGACTATTTAATGGCACACGTACTGAGCCAAAACGCGAAGCTTTACCGCAACACCGGAACCTATTCCGTTCCTGTTTGGGATCTCATTGGCAACGTCAAGGATCTAACCTTGAGCCTTGAGAAGGACGAAACCGACGTAACGACTCGGGCGTCTGGTGGCTGGAAGGAATTCGTTGACGGGATGAAGGATGCTACCGTTGAATTCGGGATGCTCTGGGATACCGGCGACGCTGACTTTGATGCCTTCCAGGGTGCATTCATCAACAACACTTCGGTTGAAATCTTGGTTCTCGATGGCCTGGTCGCAACGACCGGCAGTGAGGGGCTGCGGGCCACGATGATGGTGAAGAGCTTCACACGTAATGAGAACCTCGGCGAGGCGTTGATGGTGGACGTTTCATTGCGACCAGTGAAGAACGCCAACTCCGCCCCTGTTTGGTATACTGCAACGTAGTTTTTGCAGTCATCCTAACGAGGTTTCAACATGCGAGCGTTTAAGGATTCTACCGGCCATCAGTGGCAGATCAAACTGACGGTCGGTAACCTACTGGCGATCAAGCAGAATCTAAAGATCGATCTACTGGACTCCCCTGAGCAGATGCCAACTGACATCCCGACATTGATGGATGTTCTTTGGTTTATCTGCATGGATCAGGCCCAAGCATTGGGCATTGATTGCAGGACGTTTGGTGATCGCTTAGATGGCGATGCTTTGTCCGCTGGGATCGATGCTTTCATGGAGGAATGGTCTGGTTTTTTTTCGCGCCTGGCACCCGCAAAAAAGGAGCTGCTGGCCGGTCTGTGGTCAAGCAGCAAGCGGGGCCAGGAGGTACAGGCAGAGCGGATCAAACAAGCGTTTGGCAAGCTCTCTATCGACTGGCTGGAATCGTCGGAATCGACCCAGCAGGGCTTACAGCCTGGCAGTTAATGGAGATGGCGAGGGGAGCCCGTCCAGAGCTTTTTGCCGACGCCGGGAAAAAGGATGGCAAGGAGCGGTGGCCGATCAACTCGCAGACTATTTCGATGCTGAAACTGATGCTTCCAAAGGATAAACGCGATGCTCAAGCTGAAAGCAAAAACACGGGGCTTTCAGCGGATCATCCAGCAAGCCAACCGCAGAATATCGGCACTCCAGGACATCGACCGCCGAGCACTTGAAAGGTTCGGTGCGATCATTAGGCAGGATGCTAGGAAGCTCATCGGGAATCCAGTCAAGCCACAGAAGCAGATTAGAACTGAGGTGATCGACGGTAAGCCTGTTGCAGTCTATCAGAAGGGACGCAAGCCCAGGCCACCAGGCAAACCACCGATGGCGAGATATGGGGATCGTGACTTCGGAATCCGCAAGATCATCTACGAAGTTGACTTAGCAAAGCGAGATGTCAAAATCGGGTTTGCTGCCTGGGGGCGAAAGCTTGGTTCTAAATGGGGTGCCGAGTTGCATGAATATGGCGGGACGTTTACCGCTAAAGTTCGCTATATTCCGACACTGATCACGCTGCAAAACATCAAACGACGCAAAGGCAAAACGACAATAGCTCACCAGGATTTAGGATTGATTACAAGCAAGACTGGCAGGCCAATGTCTTTCAGGATGCCGCAGCGTCCAACGATGTCAGTGGCTAGGGCTAGGCACGCAAAAAAGATGACAAAGATTTGGGTTGACTACTACAAGGCGAGGTTCGGCTAATGGCACAGTTTGCAGGCCGCGCATATGTTGAGATGGGGGTAGAAGGCCAGGCCGCTTTCCGCCGTGCCTTTGCGTCGATGGAAGCCCAGATCAAGAAGTTCTCAGCCCAGGTACAGATGGTCGGGCGGGTCGGGTTCGGTGCGATTGGCAACAGCCTAAACATGCTCAGCCGCATGATGAGATCACTCATTGGCCAGGCAACCGCCCTCGGTGCTGCGTTCGGAATCTCTGTTGGGATCACCGATGCCATCCGCAATGCAAGCACGCTGGAGGAGACGCTAAACAAGTTTGACGTAGTCTTCGGCCAGAATGCTCGATCAATGCAAGCTTGGGGCGATCAGTTTGCCGCGACGATGGGGCGTAGCCGCTCCGAGGTTCTCGGGTTCATGGCTGATGCTCAATCGCTGGTCATCCCGATGGGAGTAGATCCAGCAGCCGCTGCCGAGATGAGCCGCAATCTAACGCAGCTTTCCTACGATCTGGCGAGCTTCCACAATGCCGCAGACGTTGACGCTTTCGAGGCGTTGCGTTCTGCGATCGTTGGCGAGTCCGAGCCAATGAAACGCTTCGGGGTGATCGTCAACGAGACTGCAATGAAAGCGGAGCTGCTCAAGCAAGGACTCGACCCGCAGACAGCCAACGACGCACAGAAAGCGATGGCCAGGTACAATATCATCTTGGCCGGCACAGCAGCAGCACAGGGCGACGTTGACCGCTCCAGCATGTCATTCGCGAACCAACTCAAAGCGTTGCAGGCCGGTTGGATTGAAGTCTCCACAGCGATCGGCACAGCGTTTCTGCCGTATGCAACGATGCTCATCGATATGCTGAAGGATCTGTTAGTCAACCTCGATCTGAATGCTACTGGCGTTGACAACTCAGCCAGGGTTTTCAATCTGCTCGGTCAAACTCTCGCATACGTCAACACGCCACTGGACATTGCGATCCGTGCATTCCACGGACTGCGGGCTGGCCTATCGTTCATCATCGGCATGGCAGCAAGTGCAACGGATATTTTTCTTGGGCTGTTCCGTGTGCTGGTCAATAACCCACTGACCCGCCGCACGTTCGGTGCTGATGTGGTGCAGAACATCGATAACATCGCGAAGGAAGTACAAGCTACGGTGCAACGGATCCGCGACGAGAACCGCGATCAGATGCAGACGTCACTGAATGAACTGACCAACCCTGACAACCTAGGGCAAAAGGCACTCGATCAATTCCGCGATCAGATGAGTACGCTACGCTCAGCATACGAAGCGGAATCCAAAGCACAAGCCGCCAACCTAGCAGACGCTACCGAGGCACAGGATCTAACCGCCGAAGGTACTTCCAAAGCAGCCGACAAGGTACGGGCTACCTTCGAGCAGTTCAGCGGGATCGATCTAATGAAAGCCGCCGCACCTGGAGCCGAAGCGGTTCGGGAAGGTGCTGAGGACGTCAGCGCCACAGCGAGAGACGCAACCCAGCAAGCCGTCCAACTCGCTCAGCCGCAAGCACTGGAAGCGACCAGTACAGCCGCCTTCGAGAAGTTCCGCGAAAACGCGATGAATCAGCAATTGGTTCTTGAACGACAGCAAGCAGCGTTCCTTCAGAAGATCGCTAAAGCACTCACAAACCCAGCCGCCGCCTTTGTGGAGTTCGCACTATGAGTGCCGTGATTGGCAAGCGCGTAGGGATCAACAGCCAAGAGACGTTCGACTTAGATAAGCTAAGGGTTAACCTCCAGCATTCGGTAGTCTTTGTTGTCCGTATGACCGATGGCGTGGGGCTCGCTGGTAGTCCCGATGAGGATGCGCGGGAGAACGAAGTGGTCCTGGTTCCCGGGATCCCTGCCATCGGTGCCGCGTCGGACATTGCAGCCGGCGCGTACTGCATCTCCCGCACATGCACGGAGATTGGACCAGCCACCTGGGAGGTGGAGTGCGTCTTTGACAACCAAACGATCAAGGCCAACGAATCGAATCAGGAACCGTGGGACATCACGCCCAGGTGGTCATGGTCCGCTGAGACGATCGAGGTTCCGCTACTCTTCGATGCTCAGGATCCTACGCGACCTTTCTACAACTCGGCTGGCGAGTCACTGCCACCACTGACCACGCCTGAAACAATCCAGGTGCTGACGATCAGCAGAGCGGAGCTGTACTTTGACTACACCCAGATTCCGAACTACATGAACCGCGTAAACTCGCAAGCGTTTTGGGGTGCTGCCGCTAACACGGTGCTGTGTGCTTCGATCAGTGCGACTCAGGAGCGGAAAGAACAGGTAGCTTACTGGAACGTGGAGTACCAGTTCAAATTCTGGAGCAACAACGGCGAGGGCTGGAAGATCAAACTACTGGACGAAGGAACCTACTACTGGTCGGGCGGATCTAAGGGGACAGGTGCCAAGGTTCCGTTCGGCGACGATGCTTTCCAGCAGACTACCGGGAACCTTAACGGATCGGGCGGTAAAAATACTAGCCTAACAACTCCAGTGTTTATCTCGCCCAGTTTCAATCGCTACAAGTCAGCCAACTTTAACGACCTCCAACTTGGTCCCTGGAGTTGGGCATGACGAAGCAGTACGCAGTCTTAAGCACTGAGCTAGCCAAGGCGGTACAAAAGCTAGTACGCGAACAGGTTGGAGCGTACAGCACACCAGGTGCTCGCAGTGTGCCAGCCAATACTGGGGCCACCTGGCTGATGCAGGCTGAAGAAGACATCCCCGCGGGTGATTATGGCGCAGCTACGCCAGTAGTCTCATCGGGCGACGCAAGGGTGGCTACCAGGGACAAGACAACCGACGCTATCTCGGGCCACACACCCAACAGCACCAGTGTGATTACTGAGGTGTTCAACCTCAGCGATCGGCTGATTAAAGATAACGATTTCTTCCTAGCCACCCGCACCCAGGATGGCACGCTGATTGTAATCGATGTTTATGCTCGCCCAGGTGCCGCGATGATTGCCAAGGTGAACAGTGGTGGGATCACAGCGAGAAGCGGGACGACTGCTGGAAGCGGGACTGTGACAGCCTATAAACTGGTGGGCACTACGCTGACCAGCACCAGCACAACTCACACGGTATACAACATCTCCGCCGCTTCAATTGCTGCGGACAAATGGGTTCAATGCAAACGTGAATGGTATTCTGGATATTGGTTTGTTGACTTTGAGGATTGCTAAACATGGCAACAAAAATCGAGCGGGCGAATGTGGTGATCGCGAACGGAGCAACGACCAGTGCCGCGGTAGCCGTGCCTCTGGATAAGGTGCCTCTGGCTGTTGTCACTCCATCCGCGTTGACTGGGACTAGCCTCAAATTCGAGGTTAGCGACGATGGCGGAACGACTTATAAGCCAGTCTACAAAGAGGGCACGGAGTACAGCGTGACAGTAGGCACAAGTCGCCATGTGTGCCTCGATGCTGCCGCGTTCCGTGGTGCAATCGGTGGACCATCCACGACGCCAACTAATCTCAAGCTGGTGAGCGGATCTAGCGAAGGTGCTGCGCGTACTCTCCAGGTAGTCTTTGGGATCAACAATGGCTAACAAACACGGGGCAGGGTGTACGTGCTGCGGTGAAGGTGATTGTGGTCCATGTACTGAGACGATCACCACGATTGCCGCATCGGTTGGCAGCGATACCTATTCGTGGACCATCAACCAAGCGATCAACGCTATACCGGGTTGCTCGCTGGTGTTGCGATATTGCTCCACTCCAGTGGAATATGAGATTGTTGACTACTCCGCTGCCGTGGCATGGGATGGAACCCAGGGCGACTGCTGGAAAGCGTTCTACAATTCGTGGTCAGGATTAGGAAACAATTTAGGGTGCTGCAATCCTCAAGGTGGCGGTGGTCCAGGTGGGGGAGGATTTGAGGGAGTTGGCTACGGCGAGGCGTTCGGTGGTCCCGGTGGTGGTCCTGTTCCTGCTGGTTCCTGCGTTCCGTGTTCCACCTGGTACAACGCGAAAGACTATGAAGAAGATCCATTCTACCCAAACATTTATACGCAGTGGGGCGGATGCAAGCCGACTGAGTATTACGTCTTTACGTTCAAGGTAGAGGACCTTGAACTGTTCTACAAAGTCACAACCTGGCAAGAGGTGTCGCTTCTCTTGACGTTTGCGCCGAGCGGTACGCAGCAAGAGATCTTCGCGGTGTTTGGTCGAACCGTCTACGCGAAAACAGAACGCACAATCCGCTACAAAATATCTGCGCACTACAATGACAATTGCCAACGCAACAGTGATTGCACGATCATTTCCCCAACTTGCGATGAAGGCGGGCTAGGTGGGCTGATGGGCTTTTTCTATTGCCTATTTGGTCAGCAGCAGATTACCTCTTATCAGTATCCTGCAGGGACACCAGATCCTCTCTATAGCTTCCGCTTTATTGATTGCGCTGTAGACGCTCCAAACTGGGTGCAGATGACAACAAGCACGTTTTGTTTCGACTCAAGTCAGACATATGCAGCAGAGTGCAACTCAATTGCACCA